AAAAGAATCAAGACTTGATGCAGATTGCCAATGCTCTTAAACCTCAAGACCCAAGCAATGAGTATGAGATGGATATATTCATTGACCTCATCAGTATCTACTCTGCTATAGATGCTTCTATAGGTATGGTAGAGGATGTTCAGCAGATGGTATGGGAGGCAGAAGCAAAGAACGCTGACCTCAAGCTAACGATACGAAACCTAACAAGAAAGATAAACGCTTATGAAGAGCGATTTGATAACCTTAACGAACACTTAAAATGAGAGCAACGATATTACAATTACAAGAGGAGTACGATAACTATACAGGACACCATAGAATCTCACCCTCCAGAGAGCGTAGGAATGTTATGGCAAGGTTTGCCTTTATGGTTGCAGCAAGAGACTTGTACACAACACTTGAGATAGCAAGAGTATGTAAGAAGAATCACGCTACTATCATACACGCAACTAAAGGACACGAGATGAACCTAAAGTTTGACAGAGACTATATGCAGTTCTTCAACCAATGTTGTACGATTATGGACAAGCTACGAGGCTCTCAAGAGGAAGGAATGGATTGGGGACTGACCAAGCAGAATGCGTTACTAACCGAGCGTTTACAAAAAACTCGTGAGGAACTGTCAGTAACTCGTGAAAAGTTGTATATTATGGAGCAAGAATTAACTAAACTTGCTACTCAAAATGAACTTTGCGATTGACATAGCACCCCTTGCAGGGATTCTAATAGGTGTTAACTATTGGAACTCCACTATGAATGATGACTTTGAGAATCCCAAGTACCACTCTTTGCAGTTGTGCTTCGGGATTTTTGCTTTAGTAGTCACTTGGTCAACTGAACAATGATAACAGTATTAGACCTTCTTGCAGGACACCATAAGGAATGGATTAAGATGGTTCACAAGTTCGGTGCAGGTAGCTATGCCGAAGACATAGTGCAAGAGATGTACATACGACTCAATAAGTATGTAGAGAACCCAGAACGCATTATGTACAAGAACCAACCCAACAAACTCTTTGTGTGGGTAACCCTTCGTAATATGACGAGGCAGTTCCAGAACAAGAAAGACTTGATGGTATACACAGGCGATATGGTTGAGTACGATGTTGCAGAGGAGGAGTTTGACCGAGTACAAGCAGAAGGCTTTGAGAAGTTAATAGACAAGGTTTGGGAGGTTATGGAAGACTTGCATTGGTATGACCAAAAGATGTTTGAGGTGTACCACAACACCGATATGTCAATGAGAGATATAGAGAAAGAAACAGGTATTAGCCTATTCTCAATTTTTGATACACTAAAAAATTCTAAAGAATATGTCCAAGAAAAAATCAACGAAGACTACGAAGACTACCAAAACGGTGAAAGCGAACTCATCTAAAGGTTTAGGTGATGACATTGAGAAAATCACAAAGGCTACAGGAATCAAGAAAGTAGTAGACACCTTTGCTGAACTTACAGGAATTGATTGTGGATGTGATGCTCGTAAGGCAAAGCTCAATAAGTTGTTCCCAAGAAGAACACAACCATTGTGTTTAGAGGAGGGGGAGTACACGACCCTCAAGCAGTTCTTTAATGACTTCAATGGTAGAGAGGTCAAAGAGATGTACCAAGAGCCATTGAGCAGGATACACTCAAGAGTATTCCAACACAAGTATTACATTCCTTGTTCTTGTAATCCGAGAGAATGGTCAACACACATAGCAGACCTCAAGAAGATATATGGAGAATACGAAAGTAAGTAAGCTCCTA